CGAACTAAGTAATATAAAGAATTCATTGAGTAAGTCTATACTTCAGAAGATTGAAGCAATCGGCTATTCGAGAAAAGAATTAAAAGGCAGTACTGCTACATTGCCATTTTAAACGATATTTCAGTGGAAGAAATTTCATTGAAATCAAATCCGACTTTTGAACGTTTTGGTCGGGAACCCTAAAACGTATCATTACATTATAACAAAGGAGACAATTATGTTTAAACATTTAATTACGTTTCTAACTGCATTACTCTTCACAGTATCAGTTTCTGCACAAACACCAGCACCTAAAAAGGAAGAGCCAAAAGCTCCGACTGTAGTATGTGTAGAAAAAGATAAGAATGGTAAAGCAATCATTGATGCAAAGACAAATAAACCTGTCGTGTGTCCAAAGAAAGACGAAAAGAAGAAGTAATTCTTCTCTCTGTCGCTGTATTGGGCGAAGTAAATCTCGCCCTTTACTTACACGAAAAAATAGAGTATAATAACTCTAGTAGTGTGAAATCTATATTATATTGAAGTAAAGACCTATATTATTATACAACGCATATAACGCATATAAAAAAGGAGATAACCACATGGTGGATCTAAATGCTCTTCGTAAAGAGAGCCAAAATGACTTTACGAAAATTAATCAAGAGTTCGATCGAATTAATAAAGGATCGAGCGCAAAATCAGACTCTTCTGAAGACACTCGTTTTTGGAAACTAGAACCAGATAAACTGGGCAATGCAACAGCAGTCATTCGTTTTCTTCCACGTAGCAATGGTGATGAACTTCCATGGGTGAGATTATTTTCACATGGTTTTCAGGGACCATCTGGTAAATGGTATATAGAGAACAGCCGAACAACATTGAATGAAAAAGATCCTGTCGGAGAATTGAATTCTAAGTTGTGGGCGAGTAATCTTGAGAGTAATCGAGAGATTGCGAGAAAGCAAAAGAGACGTATGCATTACATCGCGAATGTTTATATTATCAGTGATCCGAAGAATCCTGCAAACGAAGGAACAGTGAAACTGTTTAAGTTTGGAAAGAAGATCTTTGATAAGATTATGGAAAAGGCGAAACCTACATTTGCTGATGAGAAACCAATGAATGTATTCGATATATTCGCTGGTGCTGACTTTAGATTGAGAATGCGTAAAGTAGATGGTTATGCAAACTACGATCAGAGTAGTTTTCTTGAACCAAATGCATTCTTGAGTAGTGATGAGAAGAGATTAACAGAAACGTTAGCAAAAGCTCATCCATTGGCTCCTTTCATTGCACCGACACAGTTTAAGTCATATGAAGATTTAAATCGTCGACTGAATGAGGTACTTGAAACTCTTCCAGAATCTAAATCATCTGGAACAATTGCAAAACCAAAAACAGCTGAGAATACAACTTTGACTTCGGCGAAAAAAGAAGAAGAGGATGTATTAAGCTATTTTCAAGGAATAGCAAATGACCTTGAATCATAAGAATATGAATAAATCGAATCTGACGTTTTATTTGCTTCTGATTAGTTGGACAACTACAATACTTGTGGGAGTTTGGGCTTGGAATGTAAATAGTAAGTATGATCGAGCGAAGTTTATATTACGTGAGTATTTTGATCGAGAGGTTGCGAAGAGTAAAGTATTGCAATTATTCGAGCCGAATATTCATAATCGATTGCTGGATAAGCTATTCGAAGAGTGGTTAAGGAATAAGAATAGTAATGTTTTAACCTCGAATATTAAATAAACGTAGTAGTTTAATTTCTAATCCCTTTACTTCCAAGAAGAGAGGGGTTAGAATAAACACCTGTAGAGGTTTCAAGGAATATAGAATTAGAAATTTATGATAGAATTAATTATAGGAATTAGTTTGGCACTTGCGATTGCTGTAATTGTGATGTATAACTTTCCGATTTAAAACCGAATATAAATTTCAACGATCAATATAATCATTCCAGCAATAAGTATTATCGGATCCATTAGATTGAACGAAATACTCGAATCTCACCATCCTCAATTACACGATAAGCTTCAAAGGTAATTGAAGAATATTCACGACTTAATCTTAAAAAAGCTTTTAAATTCTCTCGGTCATCATCAAAGAATCTTACTTTCGAGAAAGACTTTGTATTCAAATACTTACGAATAATCATTGCTTTTCTCGCAGCACCTGATCCACTCTCTATATTCCCTGCACGTTCAACTCGAACACTATCAATGTCAAAGCCATATTTACGGAAAGTTTTAAGGAATACATTCTTACTATCAAAATCAGTTCTTGCGGTTAATATAATTACACGTGAGTTTTCGTATTTCTTTGCTGATGCTAATATCAATTTGGCACGTCGCATCATTCGTCCGATCGGTTGAGATTCTTTATAGAACTTCGCTGCATCTTTAAATTCAGTATAATCAAACATTTCATTTGCTCCTAAAGTATAGGAAGCATATTCTGCAGTTGTTAATGTACGGATTGTTTCTTTTGTGATTGAATTGCGAACTCGAATAGTTGCTGTTGTACGGAAGAGTGTATCATCAATATCGAATATTGTTAGCCAACCATTCGCATACTCGTCATGAGTCTTTACGTAATTACTAAACGTTTGAACCATAGAGAGAACCTACATATTTCGAAAGAGTATTCTCATCGTTTCGAACAGTTTTTGACGTCATTAAATTACTCTCTTTTGGAGCATTTACAGTTGAACTTGGTGCATTAATAATTACATTTGAACTCGCAGCACTCTTTGCACTCTCAGCATCAGCAGAAGAAGACATTATTTGATTGCCAACATCGCTCGGTGTTCCAGAACTAATTACATTATTGAATCCTGTCGGCGAAACACCAGAGAGTGTATTCGTAGAACTAAGTTCACTAGATTTTGAAAGATTGTTTTCAGAAGCTACCTTTTTATTAATATGTTTTTGGTTTGAAGTAATCACATCTTCGTTTATTTTACGATATGCTTGTACTTCTTGTTTTGTACCAATTTCAGAGAGAGCAGTATTAATATTCGAATCTGTTAATTCTTTACCTGAAGTTGAAGCACTCATCATTAATGAATTCATTCGAATATTCATTGCATCTTGTAAACCCTCATTTTTATCAAGTATTGATTTTGCAGATTCTTTTGTCATTGGAGTCTTCGGAAGAGAAACTGATTCACCAGTCAATGATTTATTAATCACTGGTGAAACTGGAGTCACTGGAGCTCTACTTGGGTTTCCATCAGATCCTATTGTTCTATCTGAATTTAATCCTTCTACATTGTTTACCTTTGGTAAAACATTTTTTGAAGGAATAGGTTTCTCAGCACCAACTGTATCTTGTTGCGGTGTTGAAATTTCAGATTTACGGAAAGGATAGAAAGGACCGATTGAAACACCAAATACTTTAAACTCTGGTATTCCTAGATTATTTAAAAAGCCTGATAACATTTGTCCTAAACGTTCTGGTAATTTCGATATGTAATCTCCGATGCTTGTAAAGAATTTCTTAATTGAATTTACAATTATATCCCCAAGATTGTCAGGTAAATCTAAACCGAATAAATTAGCAACCCAATCAACAATACCAAATACGAAATTAAGTGCACCTTTGAAAAATCCTTCTACGAATGAACCTACGATATCAAAGAAAGAACCACCTGATTTATACATTGCGAATGCATCTTTAATTCCACGAACGAATCCTGCAATTGCAACTGTAACTCCTCCAATAATCGCAGCAGCAAGTCCTGCAGGAAGTCCTGCTAAGAATCCAAAGAATCCTACAATTATTCTTAAAAAACCTTTTGTAAGGAATGGAAGTACTCCTTTAAAAATAAATCTAGAAGCAGCAGCAATACCTGAGAAAAGAGCACCAAATAATTTAGAAATTAACATTGCACCATAAAAGCCAAGCATATTACCAAAATTCATTTTAGAATCTGTATTCTCTTCTAATGCATTACTGTCTCTTCCAGATACACCTTTTGCTATTACTTCAAGTAAATCTACCATTCTTTGAATGTTTAATGAAGTTTCTCTTGCTGTTTCTTCATTAGCAGGTTTATTTGAACTGTTTTCTACGTTTGAAACAAGAGGTTGACCTTTAGCATCAACTAAGAGTGCTTTCGGTTGTCCATCGTTTACAATAGATTGTTGTACAAGTACGTTTGTAAGTGCCATTTATTTTTGTATTCTTCTTTGTTCTGCTTTTTGTTTTTCTTCTTGTAAATGTTTAATCAACATTTCAACATATATTTCACGTTCAAAAGGTATCTGATTTTCAAGCTCAGTCAAAGAGTATTTATGATATTGCATTAATGCGAAGTTAGTCTTATAATGGTTGACTAACGACTCATGGCTGAGCATTATGAAAAAAAATTGGCTAAACCCTCTATCTTTCTTGTATGTGATTTATTACACCCTTTACAAGTCCAGATTATTTCTTTACTTAATCTTGGCATAGTTTCGAAAAACTTTTGTATTTTACTAAATTGACCTGTTGTTAAGTTATTAACAAATTCACTTAGTTCTTTTTTAGTTTGTTCTTTACTATGATATATTTGTTGTCCATCATATATGTAATCTATACTATCAGTTATAATATCAAAGAAAACTTCTGTATCTAGTTTATTTTGATCTGCTAATTTCAATGTCTTTAATTTTAAAAGTAAATCTAATGATGGGTATTTCATTACAACACCTACATCATTAAATAGAGATATTTTATTCTCATGTCCTTCTGGTGTAATTACAGGAACATTCATTATATTAATTTTTAATATACTCTTAGCTTCCTTATTATCTTTACACTCTGGTGTATCGCATTTAGCGATTAATTCTACTTCTTCACCAACTGACTTACCACGTAATTGACAAAAAATATATTCTAAGTCAAATAATGCTAAATCATTTGTATCGAGTCCGACTACACACTCACCAACAATTGTTTTAAGTGTGTTCATCATTGTCTTTTCATCTTCAGATTGGAACGCAAGCAATAAAGCTTTTTCTTGTTTCACTAGAAATGGCTTATACTTATATTCTTTCTTAGAAGATGGAACAGTTAATGTATAGGTTGGTGTACTACTTATTGGCAATGCCATATTATTATTCTCCTTCAGTTTCTTTATAATTTTTAATTATCTTATTCAATTCATTCGTAGAACCTATAAACACATTATTGTTTACAGTTTTTGTTTCTGTTTTCTGTATTCGTCCTACATCTGCTTGTTGTTTGTGTAAATCTAATAATTGCTGGTTTACATCAGCAAGTTGTTTTATCATATTACCTACAACTTCAAAGGCTCTTGGATGCTCTGATTGTTTTGCTATCTCGAGTGAATGCTTTAATGCTTCTTCTCCTTTTAAAAGGAGATTGTGAAGATTAGAACGAGAAGTGTTAAAATCAGTAGCAATCGTATTCTCTTTTTCATTTGCTATCTCTTTTGGACTTATTACTTCCAAATTTGTATATGGCTCAGTTGGCTCACTGACCTTTAATTTCTCACTGTTAAACACTTCACTTAATTTATCATCTATAATAGACATTTTATAATCCTATAATTAAACTACTCTAAATGTGCTTCCTAACATACCATCTAAAGTTTTTTGACTGAAACGAACATTCGCATCTAGTATTTCAGGAGTTGCTTGTTCGTATTGTGGTGCGAATTGATTTGTTCGATTATTACTAATTGAATTACTCAATCCAGTAAATGTATCTTGAAATCCTGCAAAATCACTAAAGTAATTTGCTGCAACTGGTAAAGAATTTACAATTACACCAGCAGGGTCAGTTAATACTTGATTACCAACACCTTGTATTCCCTCTAATATAGATTGAATCCATCCTTTATTTTGTTTTGGAGGAGGAGCATATAAACTTGTAGTAAAATACTTATAAGCAAAAGTCACATTAAGTTTTGCAACTTCATTTGATCCTTGTGCTAAATTAATACTCTGCACTGTCTTAGGATATGCTTCATGTAATTTAACTAAGTATCTTGTATTATTTGCTACATCATTTACAAATAGATAAACTGTACTTACATAATTTTCATAAAACTGTATTGTTCTATCTGTTGTATTTTGAATTGAATCTTGCCAAGCTTCAAAGAAAGCTTTCACTTTAAATCCTGTATCTATGTAATAATTAGCAGTCACTGGATCGAATACTTTCTCATAAGGCATTTCTCTTGTTTCGCCGAAAGTACGAGCAGGAGTTGTAGATATATTTACTCCAGGAATATTAATTGATTCACAATATAAAAATAACTTTCTGTAAAAATCAGCTGCAGCAAATGCTGGGTTTGTTCTTAAGGTCTTTGGTGCATCAACAGTACAACCAAAACGATTCGTTCTGCTTAACCCATCTTTTTTAACCTCAGCGATAAATCTTTTTATATCTTGTGGTGATGTTGGTGCTTCTGCTCGTGTTAATCCGAATATATCTAAAATTGACATTAAATTTTTCCTATACTGTCTGCCCAAACGTTTGATTTGTTTACTGTAAATCTTTCAACAGGCAACATCATAACTGTAAACCAATTCTCAGGAGAGACTCTTAACATTGTTGATTGTATGTGATCATATAAGTATGAGTGTACACATGGCTTTGCTAAAACGAATTTACTTGCTGATCTTATAGTTGCCCAACTATAACGTATTCGAGTTGTTTCATCATATTTTTTATTATTCGCATATTCTAATAATCTATCTAATAATCTTACTCTTAATTGATATGGTAGATAATGCATATTCAATCCAGTAAATCCTTTATCAGTAGTTGAAAATGGAAACACTAAAGGAAACATATCATAATATGGTAATTGTTCTTTTAACTTTGCATCGTAAAAGTACATATACAAGTTTCCTGGAACCATCACAGTTGATGTACGATTCTTACTGTCTGGTCTTAACAAAGATTGTGGCTGAATACGAGCAGTTCTTAATTTTGCAGTTTCCCTTTGAAACCAATTTAATGATTTCGTTAATATAGTCTTATCTTGACCATATTTGGTGAAAATGTCCTGTGCTGTTTGTCTTACTTGAGCCATATTACTATTTATTTACTATTGTCTAATCCTAAGTCTTTTTCTGTTAAAATAATGAACTTTTGATTACGATCTAAAGCATACTCTTTTGCAGCTTTCCATTTAGCTGAATTAACTATAAAATTATGACATTCTTTCAAATACCTACGTGTTTGGCTTCCAGGATATTCAGGCTGAATAGTTTGAGAATATGGTTTGATTTCAACTAAATAAGTCTTAAGAGTATTAGTTTCTTTATCTTTAATAGTGACTGAAAAGTCAACGAAATATCTATGTATTCTTTTATCAATAGGAGAGCGATAGGGTACAATAACTTCCTCACTCTTCCAAGAAACTACTGCTGGATTTTTATCGCACCAAAGAGCGAATCTTGTTTCCCAAGATGAACGTAAATAGATTGATGTAGGGTCGCCTACATACTTCTCAGGGAATATTGGTTTATATCGTCTAGTGTGAAACATAATTAATAAGGACTCAACTATTTATATGTCTATTTTAAACTCAACCACTCCAACAGCTAACTTTGGTGATTATGGCGATTCAGTATATCGCACAAAACAGT